TGTCCCAAGAAAGAACACCAGCATCAACAGTAAAAGAAGAAGACTTCAAATCTGTATCATTGTACAGATAATAAATACAATCGATTCCGCCTTCTTCCATCGAAATATATTGCATTTTGTAAGGACCAATATCATCCTCACCAACATTAATCCATTCCCAACCATTTCTTAATGCTGCAATTGGAGCGAATTTTGAACCCGAACCGAATTGACCAATTGTAAGATCATCATCTCTCTTTGTGGAAAGACCTAACTTTTCCAAATACAGACGATTTACATTCTCTGCTTTATTGGCTATTCTAATGTAAGACATTTAATGCTCTCCTAAGAAGCGATAATTATTGGATGTCCTTATAGAGTCCATCTTAGCACCGATAAGGCTCTCTAATAGATATTTAACCGATCCTCACAGATATTTTTTTTAGGCTCTCGCATAGACCTGGAGTTAGATCTCTGAGTTATTCCGAGCGAACGTAAATAGGAACATAATTATGCGCCCAGCTAATTAGGTACATAATTATACTGGAATTTAATACAAAAAAATGGGAGCTAAAAATTAGCTCCCATTTTTCCGAAAAAAGTATTCAATTTTGTTTAGAGCATACAACTCTATATAAACAACCTTTATAAGACCTTTTTTTAAAAGCCCAGATTTTACCTTTATAAGGCCTGTTTTCAAAAGCCCAGATTCAACCTTTATAAGACCCTTTTTTAAAAGCCCAGATTAGAGCCAGCCAAATTTGCGGCTACACCCCGGCCAAGCTTTCCATCCAGAACTAGAAAGAACTTTCTCGGCAACAACTATCTGCTGCTCTCTAGAAGCCTCCCAAGGATGCGGAGCGAATTCTCCACCACCAAAAGAAAGCCAAGTCGAATAGCTTCTCTGATGCATGAACTGTAAGCCCCCACCAAAACCATTACCAGTATTCGTAGCCCAATTACCTCCGGCTTCACACTGAGCTAACTTGTCCCACCTAGAGCCGTCGCCGGCATCATAATTAGGTACAGAAGCTGTCCTAGCAGGCTTGGGTGCGATATACTGTGTCGTTGTCGTTGTGTTCAGAAACGACAAATCAATTGTTGTAGTCGTAGTCTCAACGACAGGCTCCACGACAACTTGCGCAACTTGCACTTCCTCTACAACAAAAGCCTCGTCATTTCCACCAGACTCACCAAAAGCGACCTGTTGGGTGACGAAGCCCAATACGAAAACTACAAAAACAATACCAGAAACAATAATCTTATTTTTACTCATTATATCCTTCTCTCTACAGTCCACACTCTACAGAGGAAATGGCTGAGTGAGGAATGAATTTCACATTCTCTACCCTGATCTCTTGATCATCGCCCATCTCTGTAGTCACAAATACGCCATCCACGTTGATGACTCGGATATACCCTTTGCATACCCTATCTGTGAGGTGGAAATTTATATTGACGAATTGACATTTTTCGGCCAATTCTTCGAAGTATTCGATTTTAGTATTCCACATAGTCAAATACCTCGATCATATATTATACCAATTATGGCTTCTTGATGCCACTCCAGAGCATTTCCCAGCTCTTTTTGTCTGAAATCATAGAATAATCGTCAAAGTTTTCACCCTTTAACGCACCCAAAAAGATATGCCCCGGCCCATTGCCTTCGGCATCCATAGAGATTTCAGCTTGAATCACATTACCATACTTATCCTGAAAAACTAGAATCGGCCAAACATCACCCTCTTCATCTGCTGAACCATCAATCTGAATGACTGTAGCCCCAACAAGACCGGAAAGTAGATCCTTAGTCCACTGCTTACTAGCGTCAATATTAGACATATTACTCATCCTTGCACTCCTCAAAGTTTTTCTTAATAAAGAGACGTAGATCCAAGCAAAAATCTTGAACCTTATAACTATCCACAAGTTTCTGATTACTAATTGAAATCAGAAACTCATCTATATTGGAGAAAAGCTCCCCGCAAGAATTTGCAGGGAGCTTTTCAGCCTCATCGATATCGATCAATCTTCTTCGACTTTGAAGCCGTGGAAGTAAAGATCTCCAACCTCAAGGTTGTCCTCATGCTTACGGTAAACAATCTTCACCTTAAGACCCATAGACTGTGCAGCCTGACGAATACGCTGCTGAAGTGCATTGTACTTATTTCCAGCCTCTACATCCTTAACAACCTGAATTTCACCGCTGTCAAGTGCATCCTGAATTTGCTTACGCTCTTCAGAAGGACGGCCACCACCACGGCGAACCGGAGGCAGTTGATCAGTAGTTTCAATATTAAGCATTTAAAGCTCCTATGATTTTTATTTTATGAGTGTAGGCAGAGTCACCGGGATCAAACCACCCTGCTGCCCTGCTGTTGATCAGTATAGCGGACCTTCGTCCGGAACATACAGATTCCCAAGATTTTTTTTTACAGCGATGCTCTTACTGATACAAGGACCGATCAGGCTAACTTGGGCTTCTTCGAAGAGTAATACGAGCGCACAATCTTCCCACGCTTAAAGAAGACACCGCCCCACACTCCATACCCGTCACGCTGCGACATACCATACTCCATGCACTCCTTAGACACCGGACAGCTTTCGCATACCGCAATAATATCCTTCTTCTCCTTAGCAGTCATGAGCTCGAAATCCTCGAAAAACAAAGAAGTATCAAGACCCTTTTCTTTGCAAAGAGCTTTACTTAAATCATTCTTATTCATATTACTCCTAGATAATTTGAAGCCAGTCTTTTATATCTTCCGGAACTGCCCTCTCTTTATTCGAAGACTTCCCGGACGAACCAATAATTGTTTTAGATGCCCCATCAGCATCGTAAGATGTCAATACATCGTAATCAACTTCCTGCAAAATTTCAATATCAATCTCAAAATCTGAAGAAAGATTTGACACACACATGAAAGTCGCACCAGCAACAGAGTCTGCCAAGTCCTTCGACCCGGTAGTTGGATGGTCAACCTTAGTGTTATTAATAAGCTTGAGCTTTAAAAGCTCATCTTCAACGAGAATCTCATTCCAATAGCCACGCAATCTGCCATCATAGATAGCAGTAGATAACGTGTCATAATCTTTCTTCGCAACCGTATGAAGATCTGCATTGATATTCAATGCACGAAGAGATTGGATCATATCAGCACTATTCCACTGATCAAACGTCACAGAGACGACTGTGAAGCGTCTAGTGAGCTCTGTAATAGTAGAGCGGATAGCAGCAAAAGGAATCTCGGAGTTGTCTTCAGCCTTCCAAGATTGGATGTAATCCATCTCAACAACAGGAAGATTTTCTATACCACCAAGAGTTTTAATTTGCTTAAATCCAGGCGAATGAACCATACAAATAGCCGCACGATCTCGCTTAAGACCTAAATCCACATGAATATATCTCGGATGCTCATCACTACCAGTAAACCATTCTCTAAACCTTCCCTCTTCATCAATCGGAGGTTGCTTAAATCTAAAGGCAGTACGAACAGATTCAGGATCTCTAAAGTAGGCGTCTACCATCTCAGGAGGTTCACACATGAACCTAGCGCGCGCCATAATAGGATCACGCCGGAACTCATTCTCAAACTCTTCCTTATGCCTAGTTGGATTAACTTCCCAAGTAGCAGCCTTCAAAGCCCAAGATTGAGCCTCGCGATATCCACCACGATTACCAAACTTCTCATCAAGAAGAACTCCACCTTGCTCAGCTAAATCGTCAAGAACCGACTTATACCTTTGCTGAATGAAGTCACCTTTGAAACGAGGGAAGGAAAGAAGAACAACCTTTCCAACGCTCGGAAAGCGCGATGTAATAGACGCTCTAGCCATCTCGTAAATCTCGGAGGCAGAACCCTTGTTTCTCAACTGGCCTTTAAGCTCAACATCAGTCTTGAAGGCAGAGATTTCATCTAGAACAACTGTGAGAACTTCGTAACCCTCCCAGCCTTCAGCCTCAGAGTGACCTGAGAACATTCGGACAGGACGATCAAACCAAAAGATTTCTTGAACACGCGGCTCAAAGCCGACATCATTAGCCCAAGGAGATGCAAGCAGAAGATTCTTCAAAGGATCAAAGAAAACCTGCTGGGCCTGCTTAGCATTTACAGCTAAGTTAACCAAGTCGATATAAACACCGGCAGCCTTACCAAAATACTCAAGAGGATCACGAAGACAATGAAGAAGATAGCTGATATAAGCAAGCGAAACTCTAGAGACGTGATCCTTACCTGATCCCTTGCCCAACTGACAAATAACTTCGTTGACTGTGTATCTATTATAGTAATCAATCCCTTCTTGCTCCCCCATCAAAACGGAAAGAGTCTCTGGTTTAAAAATTTGCGTGATATGCCTAGCAATCTCAACCTGAATATCACTCAGGGGAGGAAGGCCCAAATACTTCTTATCTGTAACAAATCTCTGAATAGGGACAGGCTCTTCGTTAAGATCTTCGTTCTTCAGAAGTCTATCGAAATCATCAAAATCTAAATTAGCCCCATAAAAATCTTCACCCATTAGTCTTCTTCTTTCCTATATATCGAATTACCTTCCCGACAATACCAATGGGATCATATTCACGCAAAAAATTTGGAGCACCAAGATGCTTAACTAAAATCAAAATAACAAGCCAAATAGGCCAGCGAGCAAAGGGATGCTCAACGCCACGCCAGCAACCATCAGAAAATGTTTCGTATCTAACACTAGAACTCCTAGATTTATTAATATCATTCAGGGCAATCGCTACAACATCATAGATGAGAATATAAGCGGCGAGCAAACCCCAAGCGAAAGTAGAGCGCTTGGGGAAGCTATTCCTCAATAATCTCTGCGTCTTCGATGTCAACGTCTTCACCGGATTCCTTATTAGGATCGAAATCCTCGGAATTCATAATGCTGAACGCTTCCTGCAAAGCAAGTCTAGCCTTTGGCTTACAAACTTCGCAGTCAGCGACAATATCTTTGATAACCTTAGAGATCATCTGATTTACTGTCTCAGCTTTTTGCATTCGGGCGATGTATTCGCCATCAGTTTTAGTTCCACCCATAAGCTGATGTAACTGGGCTTTCTTTGTAGCAACATCAAGACATAACTTGAGGGCTTGATTTCTACCTGAAACCATTCCCTCTCTAGTCGCAATCTCAACAGTCTCCCAAGACTCCTTCGATATCTCATCGAACTCAGCAAGAGCCTTGATTGTATTAAACTGAACCTTCTCCAAGAAATAAGGATCATCTTCCGCGCGATCTTCCAAGAAAGACTTGTACTGAGCCACATAATCCCTCACAGTATTAGGAGAGATATGTTCAAGCTCAGCAATATCAGCAACAGGATAACCCTTAAGGCTGAGCAGACCTACCTGCTCAACCTTCTTGGCTTTATCAAAAATTGTTTCAGCTTTTTCTAGACTATCAGCCATACGACAATTATACCATATTAATCACTGATTGAATCCAAAATGTCTGTATCCTCAATGATCTCGATGTCAGAAGAATCATCCTTCTTGCCTCTTACTCTAGGCTTAGAGGAGGCCCTACGACTAACAACAGCAGCAGCCTCTGTATCATCTTCAGGAAGAACAGAACTAAGTTTCTCAATCACATGGCGAAACTCAGTTGTCAAGATGACAAGAATCTTCTCAACCATCTCCTCATCATACGATGAACCAATCATATATTTATTCAAAAGCTTCTTCGCATTGTCATACGAACCGAACTTAACAAGCTCACGTTCGACTAACCTAAAAGCATCTTTTGTTGTATTAGACATATCTCTCCGTTGACTTCCCCCCACCGGGGCTTTGGTTTAATGGTAGCATACGCTCTAGGCGCCGGATACAGGTTTTTTTAGCGGTTCTTCTTGCGTGCCTTCGCCATAGCTCGCATACGCTCTTCTCTTTCACGATTTGGTCTTTTGCCCATAGCTGAAGCTTTCTTAGCTCCACGAACATTAGCTCCAATCTTACGGCCCTTACCTCTGAACTTTAAAAGATCAAACTTTACAAGCCAGTTATATACTGCCTGACTTGTAATGCGAATATTATACCTCTTCTCCAAGAGTTCGCAGATATCCTTGAGATTCATGCGCTTCTTCACATAATGATGATAAAGCCACTCTCTGTCCTTATAAGGTTCAAGAGCCATCAGACGCCCCCCTATTAACAAAATCAAGGCCATAAAGACCGATCCCAATAGCATCGCAAATATCATTATCTACAACATGATCGATGCCAGAAATCTTTTCATGAACTATACGAATAGTTCTCTGCTTCCTTTCAGAAGCAGCTTTCTTCTTCGCTTCCTTCTCGCCAATTTCTCTGTTCCATCGATCCTTGTCAGCCTTACTTACATTCTTGTAACCAATAAAGCTTTTCCAGTTTGCAATCGGCACTTCCGACACATTATCGCAAAAATGAATACAAGTGCCAAGAACGTGCCCCGATATCTGAGACAGAACCCTGCTAGTTGCAGGATTCTGAATATAAATAGGCTGCTCAACAAAAACATAATCAATATCATACTTAGAAAAAAAGATAGGAAAAAATTCAGATATAATCCTGAGCTTCACATTCATCTCTAAATTATTGAGCCTGAGCTTAGATGTCTCTCTCAGATACGTGCAATCTTTCTGCTGATCGAAGATCGATATCGCTATAGACGTAGAAGAAGCATCGACAGCCATAATAGTACAAGGGACGGGATCTTTGTGTTTCAGCATATTAACGATTCTCATTAATAAGACCAATCCTCTATTAATTTATCCCGATCCCATCCCCAAGAGCTTAGTCTATCGATAAGCCGATTGGTCTTACAAGCCTCACAAATATCTTCCTCATTATACATTGACAAAAAAGTTGCGCACTTATCATTCTTACAGACTCTCTTCTTGTCTGCCCGGCGCTCTTTTTTCTCATAATATCTATCAAGAACATTTTTATTTGTTACTACTTTTCGACAATCTGTACTACAATAAATAGCGTTGTGAACCTGAGGCTCAAATACTTCCTGACACTTCGGATTTGCGCAAATCTTCGGTTCTAAGTCCACTGATCATGAGTCCTTCTTCCTTAAGTTAACCGGAATGCCATTCTCTTGATCGGACCAACAATGGGTAAAAGCGTCACATCTACTGCAGTTTTGAGACTCTTTTTTGTAGGGCCTTTCTGGAATATTACCGTCCTTAAAGACTTTAAATATTTTAGCATACTTATTCATGGTTGTCTCAATAAACTTGTCATCACGCTTTACAAGCAGCGGAAGGATCGCTGAATCGTTCTTACAGTAGTAAAACAAGAAGCCTGAATCATGGTTCTGAGACAGAAGATAGAACTGAATTTGGCGATAATGCTCGTCTTTAGGCTTATGATAAGCCTTACGATAAGCAAAACCAGCCTCATTAATAGACTTACACTCAACAACCTTCTCCCCGTCCCAATCGATAATAAAATCGATATAACCACGAACAGGAGCCGGATCATGAATATTCATCTCAACCTGAGAATCCACAAGAATACCGAGATCAGTAAACATCTGACCAACAGCATCCTCAATCCTATTGCCAAGATCAAAAAGTCTCCTCGTTTGACCAAGAAAAGAGATCTCTTGCTGATACCCACGAAAGCGATACACCGCATAACGAGGACACTGATTAGTACTAGAAGGCGCAAAGCTATTGCTCTGCTTCCAAAAACTACCATTAGAGGCTTCAAGGTTACTTGAAATAGCATCAACCAAAGACTTCTCAAGATTGAGATTATCCTCAGGAGTCACCTCAGGGAGCTTCTTAGGCTTCTTAGGCTCAGGTTGCATAGACTTCAAATTCTTAATAAGAGCTTTCATCGATTATTCGACATCCCCGACTCAATCTTACCAAGAAGCTTCAGAGTATTAATATTCTCCTCCAAAGCAGTAAACATCAACATAAGCAAATCCTTCCGTCTACGCTGGAGAATAGACTTCTCCGAAGTCTTGTAATACTGAGCCCTAGCACCAAGCTTAGTTCTCAAAGCAGCAAGCTTGGCTGCGTGAATAAGCGCCTCAGAGCCCATCATAGCATTGGGCTGATCAAGGACACGCTGAACAATAGCCATACAATCACTAAACTCTCGATACTCCTCTGCACTCAAAGCTCCGGCAATCTCATCAAGATCAACCTCAACATCTCCATCCGACATTTCCCTAGCTCTAGAGATCGTCATCCAATTCCTCCTTCAAGTTATTCATACTTTCTTCCTCCGTCATCATTTCAACAAGTTCACCAATCGTATCCTCATGAGTCCAATTCGCAAACATTTCATAGTGATGTTCACACATAGGCATATCAGGAATATTAAAAGGCATATTCATAGCCTTCACTGCAAGTTCACCACAAAAGTTCTCATCATCTTCCGAAACCATACAAAAGCAAGGCTCGCAATCCTTAAAGATATCTTCCGAGCTACTTGTCCTTGAGTTCGATGAATTCGTCCCAATCGATGATTGCAACCATTCTTCCATCTCCAAAAATGACCTTAATTGCGGGGCTGTAGTGCCCGTCATTCCAAGCATCCTTGCAATGTTTTGACCAAGCAGTTGACTTAAGAGTAAAAGAAAACTCATTATGTTTATAATCAATGAGCCAATCTCCATCAAGGACAGCATCACCCTTGCGAAAACCCCTACCACTATTCTTAACAAGTTTGGCACCATCTAACGCAGCCTCTCTCTTCTCACCTCTCACTGGAACTTACGTCCTCAGTTTCGAAAATCAATTCGATACTCTCAAGATCAGCGAAAATCTGATCCATATCTTCTTGCGAAAGGGCTTTAATAAGTTTATCAGATCCATGATACCTCTCGCCACCATACTCAAACCAAGCGCCCTTCTTAGCGATCAAGCCATGACGAACCGCAAGATGGAAAGCTTCCTTGTTATGATCGATCTCAGCGCTATGAGGAGAGAACCAATAGTCACCCTTAGTGCCCTGAACCGACTTCTGCTTAGACTTATCGATACGCCAAGTCACCTTACGTCCTACAATGCGCTCATCATCATCACGATCAAGATCGGCAGAAGCTTCGCCAGCATTGAGTCGAATAATATTCGTAGCCCAATGGAAAGCAGCATTGCCATACTTGCCTTGAGTAACAAAGTACTGGCCCTTAGCAGCAATCGTCTGCTGAGCAATAAAGACGACACAATGATTGACACCGGAAATCAGCTGATCAGCAACCTTCTGAATAAGGACGCCCTGAGAACGAGCATAAATGCCGATACCACCAACGCCATCATCATTCTTATAAAACTGCTCCATGACAATAGTATTAATCGAATCGAAGATAAAGAAATACTTAGCATCCTTGTCCCGGAACATCGGCATGATAACACTGAGGATATCCTCAAGGATCGTAGAGCGAATTACAATACGGTTCGTAGTATCAATACCGCAATGTTCCATCCACTCATCAGTCGAAGAACCCTCCGCATCAATAATAACCGGCGTATAACCAAGCTTCTGAGCCTCTGCAGCAGCATGAAAGCACATCGTGGACTTACCAGCCTGAGGATTACCCCAAACAATATGATAACGGCCACTCCACAGACCACCACCAAGGATATAATTCAACCCAAAAGATGGAGTCGGAATAACTTCTGGAACAGGGATTTTCTCCCCACCCTTAACTACTAGCATTGGCTTTCAACCTTTCTTCTTCAATATCAACCAAGTTCATCTTACACCACTTCTCAGCAGAAATGACATGAGAAAGCGAAAGAAGATCATTTTTACCACGAACAGTCTTAATCAACTTCCACTCAAACGAACGCTTCAACTCAGAATCATTTGCCATAACACCTTCACCAAACATAACAGTCTTCACCCAACCCTGATCAGGAATATAGAAATACGACGAACACATATCCCTATCAGTACGAGTCTTAAACCTAACAGTATTAATCAAATACGCAAGAGTAGCTGACTTCCCATTAGGGACAATCTCGCGCTTAACACCAAGATCATACAAGAAACTGAACTCATCCATCGGATCACCATCGATCTGACCCCGAAGAAACTTCGAGAACTTAGAATCAGACTTACCAGTCTCAATCTCATTGAAATCCTCAATATGATGAATCGTCTGATCACCAACAATAGCAATCACATAATCACGCTTATTGATCACAGCATCACCATTAGCAAAAGAAGAAACAACACCAGTCGAATCCTCAATCTCAGCCCGGAAATACTTAGGAGTACGCTTCGTAGACTTAACAACACCACGAACAATATAAAGATTGACCTCCTCCTTCGTATCCTGAGCGAGATTACAAGGCATGATGATCTCATCAAACGGAGACTTATCATTCATAGTTACTGGATAATTAAGAAGTGGACCGAAGTAACGACGAGACTCATAAGGAGAATCGAAACCGATGCTATCAAAAGCGCCAACCTTCTGAAGAGCTTCTAAGTTGTTAACCTTGACCTTAGAACGAGCAACAGTATTTACAAAGTGATCGTAATCATCAAAAGGCCTCTTAGTCATAATCTCATTGACAGCAGCAGCGCCACACCCAGCAATATTGCTAAGGCCAAACCTAAGCGCATCACCATCAAGAGAGAACGCTGCACTAGATTTGTTGACATCAGGACCAAGAATCTCAATCCCGATCCTCTGAGCCTCAAAAAGATACGTCGTGATCTTCTCGCCCTCAGTTTCATTGGAAAGAGTTGCCCAAATGAACTCTACTGGATAATTAACCTTGAGCCACATGGTCTGATACGAGACAAGAGAATACGCTGTAGCATGAGACTTGTTGAACATATAAAGAGATGCTTTCTCAATATCCGCCCACAAAGCCTTAGCCTTGGAGGCGCTAATGTACTGAGAAGCACCAGCGACAAACTCCTCCTTATACTTATCGAAATCAGCTATATCTTTTTTCTTAGAGATAATCTTTCGAAGACGATCTGCCTTAGCCCAAGAGAAACCAGCAAGCTCCACGGCGATCTTCATGACCTGCTCTTCAAAGATAAACGTGCCATAAGTCTCGCCAAGAATGCCCTCAAGAATAGGGTGATCGTAAGTAGTCATCTCAGTCCCATCACGACGAGCAAGGTACTTCTTGCCCTGAGTGACATAAGACCCCGGACGAACTAGAGCATTCGAAACGGCCAAATCATTAAAACTAGACACTCCCATTTCACCAATGAGAGCAGCATAGCCAGCCCCTTCCGCTTGGAAGATGCCGATGACATTACCAGCGGTAAACTCGGCAAAGACTCTGCTATCTGGATTGTCAATATTAAGACTATCTTCTGAGACGTCTCTACCCGTTCTCTCTTTGATTGCAGCAATAGTATCTTTGATAACTGTGATCGCACGAACGCCAAGAGCATCAAATTTAATGAGGCCAAATTCACCTGTCTCATCTTTATCATATGCAACTACGTTAATCTTTCTCTTAGTACCAGCCTCCTCACGAACCTCAATTGGGACGATAGTCTCAAGAGGCACATTGGAAACCACAACACCAGCAGCATGAGCAGAAGCGTTCTTGTAACGACCCGCAAGCCTCTCTGCAACCTTTATAACGTCAGGATTCTTCTTCCTAAACTTCGCAAGTCCGTCCTTCTCCTTATACTCTTCGAAAGTTTCGAACATAGGAGAGATAGCATTAGCCTCAGTATAAGGAACAGCGAAAGCGCTAGCGACAGCCTTAATCGAACCCTTAGGTTGGAACGTGCCGTAAGCAGAGATACCAGCAACATTCTCTCCGCCCCACCTATTTCTCAGATACTCCTTCGCTTCATCGCGACGACGATCTTCGAAATCCAAGTCGATATCCGGGAAATCGTTTCTTTCAGGATTGATAAACCGAAAAAAGAGAAGTCCATGCTTGACCGGATCGATATTCGTAATACCAAGAACATAAGACAATAGAGATCCACCAGCGCTACCACGGGCAGGCCCACGGGCAATGCCGTCACTATCAGCCCAACTGATAAGATCCCAAAGGACCAAAAAGTAGTCAGAGAAATTCTTTCCTGCAATGACAGTAAGTTCTTCCTCAAGGCGATCAACATAAACCTGATCACTAGCGAACCCCTTCTGTTGCAACATAAAGAACGCCACGTCCCGAAGATAGTCATTAGACGACATATCGACCTTGATATCCTTCGTATAAGAAGGAAGGAACATATTGTTCATCTTGATTTCGGCATTACACTTCTCAGCGATCTCCATAGTATTCTCTAGGATATCAAGACGAGTAATTCCGGCATCATTGAAATGCTCAAGCACCTCATGGGCATCCATCAGATACAACGGCAAATCCTTGAAAGAAAGTCTGCGCTCAGGATAAAGCAAATCCATCTTCTCAATCAGATCATGAACACCGCAAGCATGATCATAATTATCCCTAGCATGACGTTTCTGCGCAGCGTTCATCGAAGAGTTCTGACCAATAGCAAGGAGAACTTCCTCAACACCGGCATCCTGCTTTGTCGGGAAATGACAATCAAGCGTACCAACGATGGGAATATTGTACGAGTCACCGTAATCAATAAGCTTGGCATTAAGCTCAGGAGGATTATGAGGCTGAACCTCAAGATAATAATCGTCCTTGAAGATGCCCTGGAATTTGCCAAGAAGCTGATCAGCACGTTTTTCATCACCATTCAAAATAGCCTGAGACAAAGCGCTTCCCATGCAACCGGAAAGACAAATAAGACCCTCGCCATACTGCTCAAGATTATTGAAGTCAATACGGGGCTTATAGTAGAACTGCTCAGTCCATGCGACATTGTTAATACGGAAAAGATTCTCAAGACCCTTGTCATTCTTCGCAAGCAAGATTAAATGAAAGCGCTCAGCCTTGTTAGTCTCATCATCCATCGAAACATCATCGACAAAGTAAGCCTCAACACCAAAGATTGGCTTGACGCCCTGCTGCTTGCAAGCTTTCTGAAATCTAATAAACCCGCCCATAGTGCCGTGATCAGTAATTGCTGCTGCAATCTGACCATTAGTACTGACAATGCTAGCCATCTCTTCAGGCGTTGTCATGCCATCAAGAAGCGAGTACTCACTATGATTGTGCAAATGCGTAAATTCTGCCATCAGGCCTTAGTCTCTTCCGTGTAAGATGCAGACGATATCAATCGAATCATTAACCCAAAAAGAATCTTCATCGATCAAAGCGAGAGCGATCTCTTCGACATATTTCTCATGAGTATGCTTCGCATCGGGATTATCCCACTTCCAATTATTATAATCCTCTTCGGAAAAGGTAATCTCCGCACTCTGCGTTTTGTGAACCTTAGAAGTATACATCAAGCCTCCATGAAAATAGGGGGGATCGTATCCCCTTCGACAACATAAACATCAATACCACCTTCCTGCAAGAGCTCAATCGCCTCCATTTGTGGATAAAACGTGAGAGCAATCACCTTCTTGATTCCGGCGTTAATCAAAATCCTTGAACAGAAAACGCATGGCGTTGTAGTCAAGTACATAGTAGCACCATTTGTGCTCACACCATTCATAGCAGCAGAAACCACCGCATTAAGCTCAGCGTGGATGGCTCTACACTTCCTCCATCCGCCCCCAGATTCCCTTGTAAGGCATTCTGGGCCACAATGTGCCGTTCCCCTAGGGGAACCGTTATATCCCATAGAAATCACCTGATTAGTTTCAGGATTTATAATAACACTGCCAACCTTTCGGCTTGGGCAGGTTGACCTCTGAGAAGTAGCCTTCGCTAGATTAAGGAAGTACTCATCCCAAGAGGGACGGCTCACCAACAACTCACTCATAATTTCTCCACAACAAAAGTAGGAACCTCCGCATAGCGCAAAGCTCTGTGAACTTCATACTGATCATAGCCAAACAAAAACGCTAAATCAGGTTTTGATTCTTTGACAATAGAATTGCCTATGTCTTGCACATCATCGCCAGACCAATGCTTTATGACCCACTCCAAATTGAAGCAGTTCTTTGAGTTAGACCCCGGCCATGTTTTATGCACCCACTCCTCAACAATGTCGGAGATATAATCTTCGCCATAAAAAATAATGCAAAGATTATCTTTATACTCCACGTAAAGACCATTGAGAAAAGTTGTGACTGCAACCTTATTTATCTTGCTGTGCCTTGAGCCAGCAACAATTACACGCATTTGATATCCCACAAAGAATTAATCCGAAACTCAGGATCAATATCTGCATTCATATTATACGGACGATTCAAAAGAAAAGCATTAATGCCCAAGTCTCTAGACTCCCTCACCATATCAGGATAATCATCTACATAAACAGAAACTTGAATTTGACTGAGGAACTCAGGCTTATTCTTTTCGAACACAACAAAGTCTGCCGGAATATCCCACTCAAAGAACCAGTTCCAAGTAACCTGAGTCAAAGCAGGATCTCTAGCAGTCAAATACATTATGTCGTACTGAGAACTGTAATGATTAGTCCAATACCAAGCATCCTCAAACGCCTTAGCGTTCTTAGCCAACAATGGATTCTTCAAAAACAGATCAAGAACATCCCTATCAATATCAGGATAAATCTCGCTCCAATGATACCCCTGCCATTTTTCCCAATGGTGTGCCGGATAACCTGCTTCTTGGAGAACTAAATCAAGTTCCCCAAACATATCAGCTACCACTCCGTCAATATCAAGAATTATCAAATCACATATCCTTATACAGTCAGGAATTGGGGCCGGAAACTCCGGCCCCAATTACAAGAGCAGACCCTACTTCCAGTCGTTAGAGCTAGAAGAATCGTCTTCGGCAATATAGAAACCGGCCTGTTCAGCAGGATTCATGATTCGATACACGCGAGTCAAATCGTGCATCGGAAGACTTGCAATGCTTTCATTCGCATCCTTAGGTGCAAGGGGAATGAGGTTGTACTTTGTCTGCTGCTTCTGACCAGTACGAGAAATCTTGAAATCACGATCAAGAATCGTTCCATACTCAGTAGCGAAAGTAACAATAGTTTCAGCAACATGAGCACCCGTGAACTTTTGATCAAGAACACGCGGTTCCCAAACATCATCCTCGGCATTGTAAACAGCAACATTCACAAGAAGATGCTGCTTGGCCTTCCAGCCACGATCACGAACAACTTGCTCGCAACCAAAGCAGCGATAACCAAACTCCTCATGATCACCTGTGCAAACTGCACTCTTACGGAAATCATTCGGGTTCGTGTGAACAGAAACAACATGAGCGACACCAGCATCCTCAGAATAATTCTGCGAATCCTCAGTCAACTCCTGACGGAAGCGGATGAGAAAAGATTCTCCGGACTTTACAGTGAAATACCGCTGTACTCTTTCACCATCCTGCGGGCCACCAGAGCCCTTATTTTCAATTGTGTTCTTCCTGAGATCAGAAAGAGTCTTGAACATACTCATTTTTTACCTTTACCTTTCGACGTTATAAACGTACATTATGTGGTTAACTAAGCGCACACTGGCGCACTAGCTAGTATACCATCGATCCACCTCACCCGCTACGGGGAGAGTGGGAATAAACTTGAGCATATCGCGAAGTTGCGAAACCTCGTCAAGAGTGAGTAATACTATCGACGTGAGGGCTTCCTCCCCAACTTCGAGCTCAATTATATCTGCTGTTAATTTCTTAATGCGAAAAAACATTTTCAAAACTCCATGTAAAATAGTCTATAGATTTGTCTATATGATCAGAGATCTGATTTTCAGTCATTTCTCCCGGATCTTTGCAGTCAGGATCTTGGAACTCAATTATTCGCAAATCCTTTCCGTAGCACTTAGATATGATCTGATCTCGCATAGCATATCCAGCGACATCGTTATCAGAAAATATAACGATCTTATCAAAATATTTACTAAGCAGGAGCATATGACCATCAGTAATAGTGGCTCCTAGGGATGAAACAACATTAGGGAATCCAGCTTGATGAACTTTCATAGCATCAAGGCTACCCTCAACAATGATACACGAATCATATCGCTTAGCATTGTTCAAGTTAAATAAAATATCTTTTCTGGGAAACCCTTTCGAATACAGATACTTCGGCTGAATGTCGGGATTAACCGCACGTCCGATGAATCCAATGACCTTATGCTTTTCATTCCTAGCCGGGATCACAATCCTACGCTTCGAATCTGAATAGGCAATATCAAAGTATGACAAAGTTTTTTCAGAAAAACCTCTGTCAGTTAGATACTTAACCTTCTCCAAATCCTCCGGGTATGAGATCATAATGGACTCAAGAGCCTCATCCCAACTATTATCCTCATATATACTTTCACTATACATAAGATTTTTCTCAATATCATCTAACGAATAGTCTCTAACTATCTTTCCATGATCGCCAAAAAAGCTCATCAAGTCTCTGATAGATCCAGTCTTCCCGCAGGAAGGATTGAAACATATCCAAAGTCCAGTTGACTTATTAATATAGAAGGCAGGTGTATCCATATTTGTATGGAATGGACAGTAGCAAGCAAGCTCTGAGCCATCATCCCTCATAACTTGGATACCCTTGCTCTCTACATATGACGTGATATCAAGCATAGAATTCGATAGTAAAGTCGAAATGACCTTGATCGTTCATATTCCACTTGACGTTAGTCTTGCGGAATTGCTTGCCAGAGTTTTCTCTCACATAATCTTCAATGCAAGATCGCTGACGAATGATCGTCTCCTGATCAATAGCAGTACCATTAATCACATGGACAGGCCTTCTACTCCGTCGCTTCGTGTTCATAAATCTCCTTCCATTCTCCGGAATCAAGATTCCAGCGCAAATAAAATGCAAACGGGGCACAGCGCCTAGTTTTGCGAGTAACTACCTGAAAAACATCACTGCCCGCAGAACGATGCACAGAAAGCACCATATCAGCGTCATAAGAAAGCTGCTTGCTCCAAGCGATCTCGCTAAGTTCCGGAGGACGCTCATCATGGCCGTCATCCATAGTCACGCCCGACACATCAAGAATCGGAACACGATTACGAACAGCCATTCTCTTAAAGGCCTTCGACAAATTCTTAGCACGCTCAGTTTCCGAACCACCCTTGTTAGCATCATCGAAAAGCGTATGGTAATCAAGGATAACAAGATCAGGCTTATACTGCTCAATCTTAGATTGAACAAAATGCTGATCCGCAGTCTCAATACCATCCGAAGTCACTAGATGAATCGGAGGCTTACCCTCAAATGTTGACTTAGCCCATCCCTCATATTTATCAAGGGAAATACCTTTGCCATTTGTCAATTGAGTATTAGTGAAGACTTCGCCTGCGTTAAGGATTGTATCCATGCGGAACTCTTCCTGAAGCCTATCCATCTCAAGAGATACGATAAGAGGAACATATCCAGCACGCCAAGCATTAGCAGCCATCAATCTAGTCAACGCTGACTTACCAACACCAGTCCAGCCAATTACAACAACAAAGTCACCGGGCTGAAAGCCTCCGAAGTGAGCATCAATAACCTTGATGCCACTCGTAACCCCGACAATCTTATGATCCGGATTCTGAATCCGATCCTTCAAAACATCGGCACGCTCAGAGTAATCAGCAATATTAGAGTCCTTCAAACGACCCGAATCACGAATAAGCTGAGCAGATTCATTCTGAATCAAAGTCAAGATCTTCGCTGGATCATCGCCATTCTTCAGCGCCTCAGACGCCTTGAACAACGCACCACGAACACCACGACCCAAACTCTGCCTCTTTGCATCATCAATATAAAACTGAAGAGGAGACTCGGCAGTGAAGAACTCAAAGCCCTTAAAGTTTGTCTTTACAACATCCTTCGAAGGAGCTTGGCCATACTCGTTATTGAAATCAAGAATGAAGTTCCACACATCAGCATATTCAGCAAATACGTGATCCACACCCTGCTCAACACAAGAGGTGACATCACCAGACTTGATAATGCTGTTAAGCAAATTCAATTCATAATTCATCAAACTCACGCATCCTCTGTTCCGTCTCCTTTACGAGACGATCAAAGCTTTCCTTCGATTTACGGAAGTCCAAAACTTTCTCCCTGATCTTACTGCTGTCCAATGCAAAGTTATACACAAGAATTGGGTCTTGAGTATGCTTCACATATTCCAATATACACTGTTCCAGTACATCCAACGAATAGTACTTAGAATAATAGTCAACAAGACTCTTTATAATATCATCTTGACGGGGATCAGGGAGAAAGAGCTTCCCGTTCTCGTCGCATGACGACTGAAATATAGAAAGAATCTTCTCCGAAGATTGATTCATTTTCGTCTTCAACTCTCTTCCACTGTAAAATTAAACGATCAAATTTAGATAAACCTGCAGCGATAAATGTTCCATCTACCTCGGCGTTAGCCATTATACACGGAATCCTTACCGTACATTCTTCGCAGATACTTTTTGCTTCAAGCACATCATCCCTATGAAACGATGTGAACTTTTTATCAAACTTGCACAAAGCATCTTTAGTCCAATGAACCTTTTTGAGATTCCGGGACATCAGCCTTCGGCCAATCCCCGATCAGCATCAAGGAGCTGAGCTTCAATCTGAGCCTGAACATCTTCCCAAAGATTCTTCCAAGCTTCATCCTTATCACTAGAAGGATCAATAGTGATACGAGAACCGGCATCAATACGAAGCGATTCATAATTTCCTAGATTTCTAGTAATCCCAACAGAGCACCAAATAGTATTCTGCTCGTCATTCTCCGGCACAAGGTTTGCCATTATCTTTTACCTCTCATATATAGAGCATCAAGTTTATCCTTGATAGCTTCACGGTTAATTCCAGCGACATTAGTCCTAGCAGGTCTTCCAGCAGGATTCCTACTATCAAAGAACTCGGCTAGGATTTCAATGTCACTTAGTGAGTATACCCTAGTCCAATTCTTCCCGCTCCCATTCAGGGAAATTTTTTTTGCCTTGGGAAGCAAGCCTAAGCTTTCATACTTTCGTATAGTGGAATTTTTCTTCCCAAACATTTTGGCAACTTCCCCTATCTTAAATAGAGGGGAAAAAGTCTTCCTAGCCTCATCAAGACGAAATGACTCATTGCTGTGAGAGTTATAATTGACGGCTATAACGAGATTTTTCATCCAATTAACCTTTATAACCCTCACAGCAGAGCCATCAGAAGTTTCATAAAACCTTCCGATTCTAATCTTCAACAAGGAAGATTGATCAGACACGGACCTTCAAAGCCTTCGCTAACTTAAGCTTGAACTCATTCCAGCCCTTTTCCTTCATATATCCCTTATGAGAACATATATAGCAACCTATTTGCATAGTTCGCACATCATTCTGATCATAGAAAACTTCTTCTTCATAGAGGAAGCCTCCACATCTTTTGCATTTAAGCTGAAAAGTTAACATCAAACTCCTACCTTCGTAGAACCAACACCAATACTTTCAAGCTTTGCATTCACAGCCGTCCCACCGAAATACTGCTGGTAGAACACCTGAGCAACTGTGAAGATAACTGCAAGATTCGCTACAAGCTGCTTCCAATCACCAAGATTGACACCATTGTCAACGGCAGTAATACCAACTGCCACAACAAGGGAAACAGCAACCGAAACAATTTGCTTAGTCTTCGATGACCAATCTGTATTCTTCAAGAAAGAAATAAAGAAAGGAACAATAAGACCAGCTAAAGCTGCAACTCCAACATTACCCATATAATTCACCTCCTCAGATGACTTCTAAGTCCCTATAGGGACGTTCTGACTTATCAATAACAAATGTCAAAGTTCCCGGACGGGAATCGACACCAGTTAGATCCTTAAACCATTCACTTCCACCATCCATAGCGGGGCACTGCATATGAATCTTATCATTATCATGTTCAATGACCGAAAAATGATGGTAATGGCCCGTAATCAAAATGTTTACATGGCCGATAGGATTGTTAGTAAAAGTTTGAGACTTCCACCATTCCTTGATCTTCTTTTGAGGATCAGACCCATTGCTTGTCACATGGCCATGAGCGAAGCCAAGATAGGTATCACTCACCTCAACGACGACAGAAATCTCGTCTTCAGGAATGATGAATCTTACATGGCCATAAGCCTCTTGATTTGCAGAAAGAATCTCAGCAACCATCTCGAAAGCAGCAACGTCATCATTGTCTCCCCTTGTAGTAAAGGACTTTCCTGATCCATTTCTGTTCTCGCCATGATTTCCGGGAACCGCCAAGACAATAACTTCATTGAACATCTTCGCCCAAGAAGTAATCGCCTTAGTCAGAAGCCTGCGAAGCACGCGTACTTGCTGACGACGATTGAGCTGAACAGTGAAAGTCTGCGTAGCATAATGCCCTTCGCAGTTTTCCACCATATCACCAATTCCCGCAACAACGAGCGTCTTCATCTTTCTACCTGACTTTTGAAGTTCACGAATACGCTCCGTGACACCCTCAATCATATCAAGAATCCTGCCAATTGTGCCATCTGTTCCATCACCATCTGCCTTGCCAATCTGCCAATCAGAAAGGCATACGACAAACGTAGCATCTCCTGAGGCCTGCTTGTCGGACATCGGGCGATGCTTCTTGATAAGCGTCACAAGATCCTTGTAGTCTTCGTCACGGTATTGCGTAACACGCTTGGCTCTGATCCCGACCTTGTAAGAATACAATCGCTTCGTCTCGCCTTCGCCTGCAGGAGCATCCCATGAAGAAAGCTTAACTGGCTCAATAATTTCATAAAGTTCTGGATCATAACCAAGCTCAACAAGGAGTTGATCCCAATCTCTCACAGGCTCGCTATAAACCTCTGAAGTAACCTGAACTTCCTCTCCGTCCCAATCGACGCTAGGCTTCAAGGATGACGGAGCTTTAATCGTAGTTTCTTTCTTGGGAGGGCTATATTCCTTCCCATCCAAGTTGGGAAGATTCAGAGAATCGTCCCCCTCGTATTTAAATTGTTTCATTCAACACTACTTTCTTGTTCATTAGATTCAAGTGTAGCACCTTCCTCGGAAGTTTTCACAAACTTACCACCCTTTGTTCTTTTTCCTGTCTTGGCGCGCTCTTTGGCCAACTGGCCAGTCTTCTTCCTACGCTCTTTGCTTTGCTTCTTGCCCTCACGATGAATGGCGCTATGCTCAGGGATAGTCGTGAGGTACAAATTATTCGGCCTATTATCAATCTTTATCTCATTTATATGATGAACAGTTTCCCAAGTCTGGAGAATGCGACCAAGCTGCTTCTCCAAGACCAGTCTATGCTCATAAACATAGCCGCTGTTGCTGAAAGGGTGTTCAGGTTGTAGCACCCTAATATATCCTTTATCGTCAACATAACGGCCACCATTGAAGTTTGGGTTTTTACTCCCAAAGTTATCGCGACCCCAAGAAATACTATTTCTTCTAGATGCTAAACTCATGACGAAGCGGGAATAAACTTACCAACATCTTCCACTTTGAGAGTAATTGTGCCAACATTTCCAAGTCTCAATGTTGTAATCCCGCCATCAGCAATAATCTCAACAGATACAGAGTGAGTCCCTTTCGAAAGGGCTGGAGACGGTATATACACAGCGGGAGACGATGCAAAATATCCGGTTCCACCTGTCAAAGCCCCCATACCTCCGCCACCGGACTCTAAAACTGCGACTCCATCGACAACAAATCTTATCCTAAATTGACACGCAACATCTGTTGTCATAGTTCCGGGATTAAATTCAAACGAAGTAAGTCTATCCTCTTCAACATCGAACACGATATTAGTAAAGCCAGTTACTTGCTGGTAACCGCCACTTGGATCAATAGTTACTGCGCTTGCTGTCTTCCAAGCCAAAGTTCCTTTTGGCACATTATCTACAATATCTTTTAGATATTGCTCATTAAGCATCATAGCATTAAGTCTCTGGTAATCAACCGGCGTACCCTTGCCCCATTGCACAAATTTAAATTCTGACATTACTCTCCTTATAGAATACTAAATTCTGATCCTCCGTCTTCGGTAAACAAAAGTTCGGGTGGATCAATTGTAGCAGAATACTCGCGAAGCATCAAGCTCTGCTGAATCCCGCCATCATAGCTGATTGTACTTTGAATTGTCCAAAAATCTGTATTGGCTATGCCAATGTCATCGAATTTTTCAATTGTCACCAAATCGCCAAGTTGAAGTTGAGGCACTCCAAGAATTTCTACATTCAAGATTCTAACCGGATCTGCAAAATAACCAATAATATGATCTGCAACAATCTGGGCGTAAATTTTATTGGAAATAAACTCATTGTCAATATCAAGCTCTTTGAGCCTATACTTCCGTATATTAGACTCAATCTCCGCAGAATACGAGGTAACAGTCTCCTTGCTCTGTTGCGTCACGGTAGGGACGCCAGCGACTCTGAAGAAATTGCTGTCGCCATTTAATGGGTTCGTGCCCTCAAGGACAATGTAATTTGTTTTGGCTCTGTCCTGAAAGTAATAATACTCAACGCCATCTTCTATGTAAGAAGTAGGGCCGGGATCGTTAGCTGACACAACAATTTGAGCGGAAAAAGCATTAACAGCATAGTAATCAATAGTTGCCGTCTCATCAAACAATTCTGTCGTCAAAAACGGATAGTAAACTACCACAGCAGGACTATCACTATAATCGACGTTATAAAATCTTGCTTCTCTCGCGCGATCTCCCGGCAAATGCCACCCAACTTGCGTACCAAATTGAGCCCTCTGAATATTTGTCAAAGTATTGTTGACAATACTATTATACTTAATAATTTCATTATTAATCTTGACATAACCAGATGGAAGCAAGAGGGGATTAGAAGTATTTTTCAATTGAATTGAAGAGCTATTTGGAGTAACATTTGAAACAACCGAAGTTATCGCAAGAGATTCATTTGACTCAGCAGACCAGAGAGCTCCTGATTCTGATGCGTTAAATGTAGTCTTATTTACCTTCAAGTTTATCTTATTCGTCTGAACTTCAGACGTAACAGATCCAGAAATGATATTAACATCATCGGCAAATGTATATTGACTTGTTTGGTATCTACTATTTCCCTCTTGATGTAAAGCATTTCTGTATTCATACCTGAAATTTCCATATTCATCAATATAGAACATACCTAAATCAGCAGTTGCAATTGTCAACATGGCATCCCAATATGTTGAATCTTTTGCATAAAGATATTTAAATGTAGGTATAATAGAGAAAAATGAAACTTCATAATGTTGACGTATTCTTTCCGCGGAAAGTACGTCTGCAAAATAAGAGAAGTTAGAAACAAAAGTATCTCCTTGTGTAGAAATAACAAATTCACTTGGAGACGGAACATAGATATTTGTAGGATTAATTGTACCTACAATTTCTCCATCAAGATAAAACTTCAAACTAGTTGCAGTGGGGATAGTGACATGGATCAAGTGAGACTGGCTAATTGGGACTGGATTTGACACAGTAGAATAGGAAGTTCCGCTAAAATTAATAGCAGAAAGTCTAAATATCAACTTTGTATTATCTGATACAGACTTTTGGACTTCAACCTTAATACCTCTTTTATCAGAGACACCTTGATACGCCGCTAAAGTATAATAAGTTCCGGCAGAAAGATCGTCTGGATCTCTGACATAGTAAGCTCCAGAAAAACTCGTCCCAGACCCTGCCTCATTCCATCTTGCATTATCACTATATTTATACAAAACAAGATCGCCGTTTGGATTATAAGATCCGGTACGGTATACCGAATTAAATGTTTTGATCGCAAGATCATCGGATATTCTTTCCGAATCATCTTGAGCGCTAAGGATATCTGAATAGACGATAGAAGAACCAGACTTTCCTAATGATGGGCTTGTATCTAACGCGTAAACATATTGACATTCGTCAGAAAATGCCATCGTGCCGGTGCTTAAGTTTGAAGCATCAATTTCATTCTGGCCCTCAAAGAATGGTATGAAAAGAACCGGATCGTCAAAGAAAATTGTTTCATAAAATTTGTCGTAATAAAATATCTTCCTCGCCGGGAAGCCGCTTGATAACATAATATCTCTAATACTTCTACCAGCACACAGACCTTGGGAAATATATCCCTTAATATTTTCTTCCTGCAAAAATTTTGAATAATCTCTAATTTGAACATCGGCGGTCATAGAAGATGTATCAAAATTCCAAGTATCAGCATACATTTCTTCAGCTAAAGGAATAATCTCTGTCTGCTGAGTCTTGCTGATTTCATGCTTAAGATAGATAAAAAATTTCGTATCTGGATTTACATAATCTCCATAAAGAGTGTTGCCATATGGGTTAAATACAAGATCTGTATTATCAAAACTTATTGATCCATTATTTGCAGCAGTAGCCCCAATAGGCAAGGAGGCGTCAAAGTTGTCTCTAATCTTATCTATATTAAAAGAGACAACATAATCGCTTAAATCGACTTCCCAGATCGGATTTATAGTATAAATATGAGCGTAATCATAGGCATTGACAGTTGAAGTTGGAATAATTTTTATAGCGATAATGTCCAGATACTCATTATCTTCTAAGCCAAGATCGGAAGATGTTATATATGTATATGATTTATCCTCAAATGTGTCGAATCCCTTTGCTCCTTCAATAATAGTATTGTCACTCTTTGTTATAAAATAATCAAAAGTATAAATTCCGCCATTCATATATCCAGTAGAAATAAAAATTTTATTACATCTTATTGAATCAAACGACACTTTTACAAAATCTTCTTGGTAATCAAATATACCCGAAAAATCAGATTGGACTCTTGACATCCAACCGTAATTATCTTCGATATTAGAAAAGACGTTATCATCAAATACTGGATTAACAACATAAGAATAATTATTAGTTTTAATTGTTCTTCCCAAATAATTTTGCATATTTGCAAATGCATAAAGATATGTTTCTTCTTGAATACCGTCAATAATGCACTCGGCATTGTAATAGTTATCTGATGTAGACGCATTCAGTGTAGCTTCATTTTCAATAGAATAATATAAACTATCTATATCATCTTGATTAAAAGCATAATCAAATACAGCAAACTCAGAAATCTTTCCCGTCAATAACTGGTATCCGGATTCTCCACTAATACCGCTATCATAGCCACCACCAAAAACTAGATAAGGAGTGTTCCCTGTTACTATATCTCTCATAACAAAATTCGATGGTAATGTTATATATGCGTTTTCTTCGCCATCAATAAACAAAGAAAGTCTAGTACCATTTTTAATTATGGCGATATGATTCATCTGTCCATAAGTTAGCGGATCTGGAGTAGAGTCCAATATGTATTGGGTGCCAGCGGTATTGAAGACCCTAACTCTTAAAAGCTCTTGATCTCCGAAAAGAAAAGACGTAATTTTGATAGCAGTATTTCTAGCGTTGTTGCCAAGCCAAAAAATAGTTTGGTTGGAAGCAGGAAAGCTAACTTTATCAAATAAAAATGAATATGTAAAATTTGATTGATTATTTAATGTTTGAAATTGCGCAGTTTTATTTAATGGTAAAGCTGTTGATGCATAGCAATATTCTGCACTATTAAAATAATGAGATCCAATAATATAGTTATAACCATAGGCTGCAAAATAATACGCCATCAATTTAGGATCATATGGAGCGATTCCATAAAGCTCAAACATTGAAAATGATATCAATCCAACGCTGGTTGCATTTTCAGTTCGAAATATTGGATCATCAATATATACAGACAGTATAGTGGATACTGGATTAGTAGTATTTATAGGCTCAAACTCTCCCATATTATATATAGTAAATGTATTATAATCTGCTTGAAATCTATAGTAATTACTATCATTCAAATAAGTGCTGTTTACACCACCAGCTAGCGTAGTTATCCCATCCACAACCTTATATATTGCAATACTATTTGTACTAGTACTTTGCAAACCACGACAATATATGTAATTATTTTCATCTATATATCTCACAATCGCGCCATTACCCTCTAGTTCGGGCTGACGCCAATCTACAAAGTGATCTAGACATCTCAGATTTGTAGTTACATATGCGGGGTTTGTTTCAAAAAAGTCTGCTCCACCAGCCCACCAGATAGCCCCCTCGTATGCAGCATCAGGGACAGAATAGGCACGACCCGTATATATATTTGTCTTATACGAAGGACGCCACGAATAATACTCCATATCTTGATTATAACTATCAGAGCCCGTAGAGTTAAAGTTGCCAATATCTTTTATAATACTAAAACTATGCACACCGCTTTGAGGAGCAAGAGCTCTTAGTGGAGTGTCTATTTCGTAATAATTGTATCGATATCTTCTCAAAGTAAATGTATTTGCACTAGTCACTGTATTTACATACAAAATCTCATTTGGATTAACTGTAGCCCAAACAGCGCTATTAAAATACTGCAGAGTCGGGAGGACTCCAGTTGTATTTAACACTAGAGGATCTCCGACAGACAGACCGTGATTAGCGCAAGTGAAAATTGCTGCTGCTGTAAAAGGAGACGGAGTTAATTCAATCGTACAAACCTTAGTCCCAATAGGATCTCTCTCAAACATATCGACCAGTCGATTTTCTTCAATAATCTCAATAGCCTTGTCAGTAATTGATCTTGACTGAAAAGTAGTACCAAAATCAGAGGTATAAACAGGAGCTCCAGCGGTGCTCGCTCCATAAGCAATATCAAGACCAAGCGCCCCATGATCTTTTACCCTATGTCCGCCGTAGGTTTGGCTAGTTCCCTTGTGAACAGCATAAACATACTTAGTACTAGACGATCCGGTTGTAGCAACACGTCCCTCCAAACTATTTAATACAGCATTAGAGGCGCTAGTATTGAGGTTGAAGGTTGTAGTAGTAGCATTTTGCACATAATAAACAGTCAATGGAGAATCGACAGTCATAGTAAGTCCACTTGGACTAGGGCTACTAAAACTTTTTACAACAACAGCATCTCCATTACTGTAGCCATGAGCACCGGAAGTTGTGAAAACCGCTGGATTTGCAATACTAATGGTGACTGGTATGCCAGTGGCCCCAGAAGTTCCGGCCACTGAAACACGACTGCCAAGATCTCCTGCCAAGGCATTTGCTCTTGACGTATTAAGATAAAAATAATGTGCGCTAGCTCCTCCGGCTGGATTTTGCACATAATAAGTATATTTTGTTTTCAGATCTCCAACACCTATTTCACTAGGCATAGAGCCATCACTGCTAAAGCAAATCGCTGCACCCGCAGAAAGACCATGAGATGGCATTTGAACAATAATCTTTCCAGCGCCATCGTTGGCTAGGAGGCAATTTCTCGTTTGAGTAGAAACATTGTAATCAGTCTTATCAAATCTTACATAAACATTCGGACTTCTATCAAGAATCTGCTTGTTATAAGTATGACTGCTTGTATAAGTTTTGACATTCTCAAGATAACGAATATCAGACATCCACGCCTTCACAACCGGCTTTACATTCTGACTATCACTCTGAATCTCTTCTCCAAGATCCTCTGAAATAGGGATCATGACTCTTCAAACTCCACAGAAAGCTCCCAAATAAAATTGCCGGACTGAGGATCTCTCCTCACCAGCGTTTCTTGATAAGAGTTGACGAAAACAGTAAACTCCTCCCACTTCCCATTTTGATAGAAAAACCTCAAAATGTGTGAGCCTTCTGTGTCGCCAAAAAGATCAAGCATAGTAGCCCTAGAGGCATAACCGTCAATATTGCAGAGATCATCATCAGCGAGATACGTCCAACTAGTAGAAAACGTATGCTTCACAGCTTTGGTATAACGCTTACGAGTCCCATTGGCAAGTTCTGTAGTAGTGAATCTTTCATCGCGAGAACGCTGAATCGGAGCCCGTCCCTGATCTGTGAGGGGAACATTATCGATCCAAATTGCTGCGGGGAAAAATAGTGTATTACCTGAAGTCATCGTAACCTGTACCTGTCATTATAAGATGATACCACTCTTTTCTGCTGTCCTTCAATCTTTCTTTGGCGGGGAACAGTTTTCATATTATATTTGCTAGCCATAGAAGCAAACCATTCTTCTTCACCAATAAAGGTGTCAACATTGATATAAACGTCCCCGCCCATACCTGAAGCATATTCTGCGCTAGACCCTGACGCTCCACGACTAGTAAACATCCCACCAGAAGCTGCTTTAATCGCAGCTCCTGATGCCATCTTCACCCCAAGCCTAGAAGCAGCAGCAGACAAGTAGCCCAAGTTTGACGCACGATATTTCGGGTCTGTGGTGATAACGTATTCATCGAAGCCACCTTCGCCAATATTGGCAATAATGCCATCTTTCTGCGCTTTAACCAAGCCACCAGAAGCATAGCCAGCGTGGACCCACTCGTTACCAGACCAATAAAATGTTCCAAACTGAGTCACTCTAGTTTGCGTATTCAGCCCTAAGACATCTTCGCCTCTACCGAGTTGCATAATTTCTTCCAGACCCAACATACCGCCGCCATTTGCCTTCAAAAATTTCTCAAGAGCCTTAAATTTATTCAACGCTTTCGCCGTGTCAACATCAATCACAATAGTTTTCCCACCGGGAAGAGTTACGACAGCATATCCAAGTTCATTGATTTTATTTACATATAATTGAGCAGCAGCTGTTCCGGGTTTAATGTTTCTTTCTGTCATAGCGTCAAGAACTTCTTGAGCTGATTTAAAACTTTCTTCAGTTGTAGTCATTAATCTACCATTTTGATCAATCAAAGTTTTGGTAGTATTTCCATTCTTATCTACAAGGAACTTAGCAGTTTGCCCAAACGAATTAACAATTTTACCGTTTATCTCAAACCAATGCTCGCCTTCTTGAGTCTTATAATATTTAACCTCTTCAGTAGTTTTTTTGATTGCGCCAAATTGCTTATTCTGGAATGAGTAAGCAGAACTTGCTAAATCAAAATTATATTTTTCGTATTCCTGATGTCTTTTATCGAGGTTCTCCTTCCACATTTTTGTGATACCAGTATTATATTGGTCCTCAAGCATATAGTTGTTGCTTCTCAACGCTTGCTCAGCCTCCTTTGCAGTCATAAACGCTCCAGTTTCACGCCCAAGATCTACAATTCTCTGCTTCATCGCCTTCTCATATAAAGGATTATCTTTATTTCTAGCGTCCCCCAAGGCTATTTGAGCTTTGAGCACATTGATTATAGCGAGCTCCTCTTCGTTAGCAGCTTGTGCATTTGCTTTAGAATATTTAGACTGACTAGTCTCAAGCTCACTGGGCGGAGCCGGAGCTCCATCAGGAGTAGCGCCATCACCGCCACCAGTGCCATCACCGCCACCGCCACCGCCACCACCACCGCCACCGCTCTTGCTAAGCTCTGCTTTAATAGCAGCAAGGGCATCAGTGCTAACAAAACCGGCAACCCAATCAAGAACAGCATCTTCGCCAGACTTCCTGAACTCATTAACTATCTCAGAATTCGACTTCCTGAACACTTCAGCAAACACATCCATAGCGCCTTGCGCATACTCCGGCCAAGCAGCGCCAACATTACTTAAAACTTGATTAATGCGATCCATAGCAGACTGCATCTCACCGACAGTAAGCGGAGTCATCTCCAATATTTGATCAAGATAAGCTTCCAAGATTTTCTTCTGAATATCAAATCTCTCTTTAGCAGCATCTTTCTCTAAATTGATTAGATCTTTTAAGTTATCTCTGGTTTCCTTAAGTAAATCTTTAGCTCTTGAATCTTCAATATCAGTGAGGTCTTTGGCGTATGCTTCTTTATTAACTCGCTCCTGAATATCAAGCATTCTCGCGTCATTATATCTTCCTTCATAAATAGCAAGGGCTTTTTCTTTTTGATAATTTTGATTGTCAATATTTCTCTTAGCAAGAAGATCACGCTTCTTGGAAAGATATTCCTCGGTCTTATAGAGCTTCTCTTCGGCTTTTTCTTGGTCTTCAATAGCCTTAATTCTGTCATCATAAACTTTTAATGCTGCCTCATGAGTTTTCTCTAGTGCATCAGTAGCGCTCTTTCTGATTTTATCAAGCTCTTTTTCAAGAACAGAAACGACCTTATCAGTCCACTTTTTGACCCAACTTTCACCATCAGCAGCGTCACCAGCTCCAGAGTTAATTGCTTCACCAAGAGTCTCGCCTACTTCGCCACCAGCCTTCTTCGCCTCTTTCTTCGCTGGGCCTGTAGTTCCCGGACCAAATACACCGCCAAGTCCGGTTCTAAGTTTATCATCCAACATCCCGACAATGCCGGTATCAGAAAAAGCCTCCACCGCTTCTGCAGCGCCCTTGATACTATTGCCAACAAAAGGAATTTTAGACATTAAGCCTAGAATAGTAGAAAGCGCCTGAGCTATACCCTTTACCACAATATCAAAAGCTATCAAAACAGGTCTAGCCCACTCATAAACTGTAGCCAGAGCAAACATAAACGCCTGTGACCACTCTCCCTTGAAAAGGGCTGCAATAAAACCGACAGTATTCTTTACTATATACGCCGTTCTTTCAAAGAACGGCCAAATAAACCCAATAACAGTGCCGACAAAATCTATAGCCGAAGCAATACCCTCAAAGACTGTACCGATAATTCCACCAATACCCTCAAAAGCGCTTGCTGCCCCTGCGCCCTCTTCCGCCCCAGAGCCAAGCTGGCCAAAAATGCCCATCATCTTTTCAAAAACGCCAGCAAAAGTTTCTTTCAATCTTCCAAAAGCAGCCTTTATAGCATCAATTCCAGGCTGGATCTTAGCCATAACAGCTTCCCAGTTTGTCTTCATGCCCTTAAACATCATGACAACAAAAGCAATTGCTCCTGCGACAATAGTTAAGATAACTGTGATCTTATTAAATCTAAGAAGCAAAGTCAGAATTTTACCAATAGGCCCACCACCAATTTTAACAGCGCCAGTAAACTTCCCAAACATGACTCCAAGATTACCGAAAATCTTGCCGAATTTACCGTAACTCGCCATGACAGCCAGATTGGCAGCATCGCCTCCAAGACCGCCTTTGCGCCCCTTCGTAAACGCTCCAGCAGTAGCAGCAAATCCTCCAGAAACAGCCTGACCGGCTGACGAAAGTTTTGCTGCCTTAGCCATCTTTTTAAGCTTTTCTGTTGTTTTACCAGCAGCATTGCCAATAGGAGAAAAGAATGTAGTACTAGCAGATAACCACAAAGACTTGAAGATGGCGCTCGTCTTATCCGCAGCGCCCGCAGCAATAAGCGGAGTCTTAACCGCAGGCGGAATAGGAGGAACAGGAGGTTGCGCAGCTTGCGCAATCTGTGCAAGCCTAGCCGCTTCCCTCGCCCTTATTGCATTAACCATAGCAACCTGACCAGCGCTAGCGCCAGCAACAGCGGTAGGAGCACTTGATGCCGCTGTAGGACCCAAAACTTTTCTTACATTCTGAATATTTTGCGCAGAAGCAGCTCTGCTGGCAACCGCCGCTTGCGCAGCAGAAGCCTTGTTAGCAGCCGCTGCATCCTTTGCCCTCTGTGCAGCCACAGCGCTAGCTGTACTTTTTTCTGCTCTAACTGCGTTATACTTACGCAAATTATCTTGATTTCTTTGAGCATTAGCTCTAACTTTTTCTGCAGCTTTTTGCCTAGCAAGATGCTCTTTAAGATACGCGTCTGCTTCTGCTGCAGCTGCAAACTTTCCATTCTTCGTATACGCCCCGCCAAACTTAGCTCCAGTAGGCTTGAACCCTCCGCTTTGAAGAATTTTCTTGTTATTCTCATCAATTTTTCTTCTAGCTTGTTGCATTTGTTGAAGTGGAGTCATGGCAGCAGCTGCATTTTTTTTCGACGCTGCTTGTGTAGCGGCAACTTGAGAGGCTACCGCCTTCTTCGACGCTGCTTCCGTAGCAGTAGCCTGAGTGGCTACCGCCGTCGTAGTCCCTTGATGAGCAGCAGCTTCCCTTGCCTCTGCAGCAGCAAGCCTATTTGAAGCGACTGTCAAATTATCTTTTGCAGTAGTAAGAGCTCCGGTAGCAGCAGTCTCCGGCCCCAAAGAGCCGGTCTTGGCAGCACCCCCAGCAGCCGAAACAGCCTTCTCAGCCGAAGTGGGCATACCAAGGGCATATCTAAATCTATCTTTGAGCCCGTGTACTGCAGTAAATTTATTACCAGTCTGAACAGCAGTACTCTGACCCGCCCCTATCGATCCTATAGCCCTACCAGCGGTAAAGTTTGGAGCCAACTTAGGCAAAGCTCGCAATGCCACACTGCCTAAAGTAACAAATGCGTGTTGCATTTGTGCAAGGATTATCATTATAGGAGCCAACGCTGCAAGAAACACTGCTGCACCGACAATCGAAAGCTGGATAGAATTAGGTAACTTATTAAAGAGATCTAAAATCTTCATAACAATCTCCCCCACTCTGATGAGTGCGGGAGCTATAGCTGCTCCAAGCCCTACCTTGAAATCATCAAAACTAGCCTTAAGCCTTTTAATACCAGTAGTAGGATCTTTCTTAATTTCCTCAAGAGCTCTATTATATCTATCCATCGGCTTCAATGCTGCACCAGCAAATTCACCTGACGCAACAAGACCTCTGGCATAATCGGAGGTCATCTCAGAAGCCCCCCGGCCTGTTCTTTCAAGCTTTTCGAGCTCTTGTCTGCCGATATTTACATCTTGAAAAAATGATTGCATTCTCGCTGTTTGACGCAATCCGAAAAGTTCACCAAGGGCTTTGCTTGCTTGTTCGGCGCTCATTTCACTTAGATTTTTAGCTAAAGCCATAACCTCGATATCCGCTTTTTTAACATTCCCCCCAGCATCAAAGAATGAAAAGCCCATCTTCTTGATAAGTTCTGCAGAGTCTTTGGTAGGCGAAACAAGTCTTTGTAAAGCGAACTTCAAACCGTGAGCAGCTTCAGTAGCAGGAATACCACGCTTATACATACCAGCCAAAGCAGCGGCAACGCCACCGGCGCTGAACCCCATCTTCTCCATGACAGGAGCAACTTCCGGGAATGCTGCAGCAAGATCTTTAAGCTGCAAGGAAGTCTCATCAGCCACAGCACTCATCTGAGCCATAAGATCTCTAGTCTTTTCAAGCCCCCCAGTATCAACTTCGCCATCAACGAAAATAGCATTCATAGTCCTGAAAAACTGCATAGCTGTATCTGTATCAACTTCTCCAACCATACCAATTTCACTTACAGCTCTAGAGAAACTCTTAATACCCTGTTCACTATCAATACCAAGAGCAGCGACATCTTTGAAAAGACCAGTAGAGGCCTTCCTGCTAACACCAAACTCTCTAGACATCTCTCTAATGCCATCGGCGCCATTTACTAGAGAATCATAAAAGGCATCAGCGTCTTCTTTCGATTTGCCGAATCCGAACTCAGTAACCTTCTGCAACTGAATCATCTCAGACTGAACCGCCATAAAAGATCTAACAGCCATCGTACCCAAGCCAACAATGGGCAGGGTAATACCTTCGGCCATCTGACGGCCAACCCACTGCATATCCTTAGCTTGACTCCGGAACTGAAGGGCCACAGCCGTAAGGTTTTCCCTAACAACGCCAAGGCTAAGTTTAAGCTTTTGAGAATTATTTAACGCCTGCATAAAAGCAGGAGGTCCACCATCAATTGCCCTCAAACTTGCGGCAGTTGCAATACCCACCTTAGAGGTATCATGCATATCTTGTCTAAATCTGCGGATATTTTGAATAGCCATACCGAAATTTTTCGGCTGAGCCATAACGGCGTGCCCAACTGTGTCAAGTCTATCTTTATAGGCTTTCATTGCCTTAAGATCTTGTTGATTTCCTACAAAACCAATACCCTTAGACTTCTGAACCTTAGCCATTTCAGCATTAAGCTTATTAACCTGAGCAGTTATTTTTTCTATAGACTTCTGAGATTCAGCGCTACCAGTTGTAACGGTTTTCGTTACCTTCTCAAATTGTTTGGCAATATCACCAAACTGCTTGGTTAGAGATGATGAATCTAAGCCAGATCTAAGCTGCTTATCAATAGCTGTAAGTTGTCTACTAAGATCCTTGAGCTTATCAATGCTTTCTTTAACGCCAACAATGCTTGTCTGGACGCCAATCTTAATTGTCTCATCTTGTCCGGTAGCACCTACGGCCATATCTCACACTCACTTAATCCTTTCGGATTATTGCTCACCCTCAATTATAGAATAACCAAGATTTATAGGCAACTTATATACTTCACTTTCACCAAAAGCCGGAGTTACCTCTCCACCAACCTTCGGATCAATTAACGCAGCAGGTCTATAACTCCGCTCCTCAGACTTCTCCGAATCTGAATCAGAGTAGATATACTGGATCGCTGACTGATCATCAGATATCTCGGCCCCCGCAGCAGCCGCCATCGACTTCAATGCGCGAGACTGCCTCTCAACGGTAGCTTCGTAAAGAACGATAAGCTCGTCAAGAGACAAAGACTCTTCTAAATCAAGGAAGTTCTTCCAAGAACCACATTCGCAGAAAACTTCCTGCTCAAGCAAAGTTAGGGGTATATCATCAAAGGTGACATCTTCTCCGTCACCTCCCCCGCCTATGCGTTTGGGTCAGTCCCCATTGCAGCAGAAATAAGCTGATTGAATGACTTGATATCAAGAAGATCTTCCACAAGTTCAGGATCATCAGCGATTTCGGGCTCAATAGCAGAAAGGATAACCTGAGCAGCCTCAACCATGAGATCTACTGACTTGTCATCATCTTCAGAATTTTCCATTTCCTTCATAACTGCATTCAGCTTTCGAAGCTGACGAAGGGAAACCGGGTAAATCGTTCTCGTCTTATCTGAGAAAGAAACTTCAACTCCCGGACGAATATTATTAATCTTAGCCATAAACACACTCCTGTAAGGTCAATGCACATTATAACACAAAGAGGGACAGATTGCTCTGTCCCTCAAAGTGTGAATGTGTTTTAACTTAATTATCAGATCTGATCGACAATGGTGCCGTATTCCTGACCCGTGTTTGCCGGGTTTGGGAGAATACGGAAATCGACAGGATAAGCTGCATTCTCAGCACGCTTCAGCATATGTGATGAAGAGCTGTACTGAATAACTCTGCCGCAGCTATAAGTACGAGTCTTAGTGACTGTGCCACTTGTGCCGGGAGCGTTACCTACAAGAGTAATTGCACGCTCTACGGGATAGACTGACTGAATACCCATACGAAGAGTCGTGCTTGCTCCACCATACGTGAGCTCTGACTCAGGGCCAGAGGTCTGCAGGTTCCATGAGTAAGCAAGGTTCTCAAGGGTAGCTTCAGCGAGCTTTGTCTTGATCGAAACCTTGATCTTTGAAACGATAACGCGAGCTGCGTCACCGAACTGATCGATTTCGATGTCAACCATGTCAGGTTCCCAAGCGATTTCAGCACCGTCTTGAGTGGCGCCGATATCAGATACCGTGCCAACAGTGTTACCAATCGAAAGGATGCCTTCACCAGTGATAATGTTCGAAAATGTTACTGCCATTTTTTTCCTCCTATTCCAAAATAAATAGCTTTTTACCTTTTTTAGTTTTTCTCTTAGCAATTCTCATTGCATGATCAAACTCAACTTCATCTGAGCGATTTCCAATCCCTAAGGATTTTTGCCACTCAAATTCATAGACCTTATTTTTAAATCTTACTACCTTGCCAGAGCCTTTACCAATATAAGTTATTGCTCTATACATAGGATATCCTCACATTTCTTATAAAGCAATCAAAGTTCAACAAAGCCAACTTCGAAAGATCTTACTATACTGGCAAAGCCATCCCTCTCAAGAGGGGCGAACATATCGCCACTAGCCATCCTGCACCAGCAAAGCCTATACGTAGGATTTGTCATATCAATCTTGATGGTTGATATTAGATCTCCAACGTGAAGGAAATCTTCAATATCCTTAGCTATATCTCTAGCCCTAGACAAATCTGTATCATATACATAATATGTCAAGACAGAATCTCTGAGCCAGTACTGCTCTGAGTTCCTTGTGGCAACAGACTCTTCCCAAGTGATAAAGGGAGCAGGAGAATCTCCATACCCAGTTAACGGGGTTATCTCTATATCACGATATCCCTGAGATACAAGATAGGCTGTCAATACAGGATTAATGTCTACGGCAATCATCTCATCACCTTCATAACCATTCGTACCTCCGCCAAAGATTTCCTTACGGCACCATCAATCTTTTGCTTCATAGAGTCCGTTCCGGGATGACTCACATTTCTAGCAAATCTACTATTACCAATAGGCATTGGCTCTGAAGATGAAATACTATGCCTCTTTGTGCCCCAATAAATATAAGAGCCAACAGCATCCTTAGGCTTCAAAACAACCTTCATATAGCCAACGCCCGGCTCAATTTTCACGATAAAATGCTTGCTTTTATCGCCAATCGCTTGAGAAAGATTTCTTCTTATAGCAGCATAAAGCACAAAAGTAATCTGAACATTCCTGACTTTATACTTTCGCTCTGAGGCGATGATCTTCTCCGAAGCTCTTTCTATCGCTTTGATATTCTCCACACTCATGGTTCGATCACGCTCTTCAATTTAACCTGCAAATGCTGAAGATGGCCTGTGAAGGAGATATGCTTGTCAATCTGGATTACCTGCATCCATTTAGGCTCAATAATTTCTTCCCCGACAATTACCCGCAAATCCTTAAATCTTGTTGAATAATTGACATCGGCGTCATGAGGGAAGTAGACAGTAAAATAATCAGCTTCCTCCACCGAAGGAGTGATGCGAATAGCAGTACTTGAACCAGAAGGAACATAGGAACATCTCTGACCATTTACAGAAATATTCCACCCTGCCTTATTCTGACCCATATCGTTCTTAGTTGTAATTTTAGTATAAAGATCTACCTTGTGGGCAAACCTTATATAAGATCGCTCAGGTGACATAATCCATCGTCCAAACCACAAAGTCCATAAGCAATGTATCGACATCGATATTCCCAGTCGAATTGAAGATTGACGTATCAAACTCAATTCTATGAGAATCTTGCTCTATTCGTTTAATTCCATAGCGACGATTTTCTCTCTTGACATCATTGAGCAAATCAGAAATAAGAAGAGAGCAGGCCTGCTGGATCTCCCAAGGGACACTCAGCCAACCCCAGTCTCCAGTTACATATACAGTAGAGTTCTTGGGGAAAACTTTTGCCCTAATGTCTTCCGTGTTAGATTCCTCAATACTTGGAGCCGGATAGATGGTTTTCAAATAATACTTTGATCTAAAATCAACTCGGACAGCAGTTGTATAATCTGTATCATCCACAAGAACGCTAGTGAAAGAGTTAAGGCGGGAACCAAGATAGAGTACTGATCTATCATTTCCATCATACTTATAAGTCTTGTTTTTTATAAACTGAAAATCCTGGCCTGTATAAGTATCAATAATGCGCCTAGCTACCTTCTCAACTGAAGCAAATCTAGAGGTATACTGGGGGAGATCGTATTCAGGAAATTCAGAGAAAAAGCTTTCGCTGGATACATAGGTATCCTCAATCTTGAACTCTGTGTAAGCGTAAAAAGGGGTTGTAGAAATATTACAAGACCATTTGATTCTATAAACTCCAGCAGCTCCCATGAGATCGTCGGCAATTGTGATCGAATAATTGTTTCCGCTAACCAGCGTAGGAGCTGTTGCAGCAACAACAGTGTCTCCTAAGTCATAATATACGGTGGCAGTAGCGGTGCCTGCGTCTGGGGCGCTTGGATATGTGAAGCTCTCTGTTACAGCATTGTAAGGAGAATAAGTGTTCATATGAAAAGTATAACACCATCACGTTTTTTAACCAAGCGAATAGAACTCTTCAACCTGCTCTTTATTTGCATATGCAAAACGATAATCCATGCTACTAATTAACCTTGCAGCGTCAATAGGGTTCATCAGACGAAAAGGCTTATCTCTGGTAAACGAGACTTCCGGAGAAGAATACGAATAACCACTCTTCATGTAAACCATGACCTGTTCTTGATTAATTTTGGAAATAGGATCATTAGAATCTTCTACATGAAGATCAGAAACTTCAACTTTCTTCACAATCTTCCTTGCTGGCTTACTAGCGACAGTGCTCTCAGACTCCTCTGATTGCCCCGTATTTTCCTCTGTAAGCGATTTCTTTGCAGGGGGCATACAATTCTCCTTAAAATGATAAATGCCGGGGATTTCTCCCCGGCATAATCATATCACAAATTGTGACTAACTACTATGAACGAACCTTGACGTTGCGAACGTGAACGTAAGCAGCGGCATTTTCGATCTGACAAGCAACCCGAATGAACTGAGTGTACTCAATAGCATCCTTCTTGGGCTTAAACTCACGATAGACAACAATGTCACGCTGCATACCGACGATGCGGTTCTGCGGGAACGTAAGTTCAACAACACCATGCTGACCAGTAGCAGCGGTGTATGAGCCAGTCTCAGTCTCCTCGTAAAGAGGAATCTCAAGAAGCGGGATACCGAATGGACGAATGCCAGCGACATAAGCCGTACCAGCACCGCCACCCTGACCTCCACCAAGGCCCTGATTGACGATAGCATCGCCAAGAACAGAACCAGCAGAAGGGCCACCATTAGCGGCAACATCAAGAGTAAGACTGTGAATATAATCCTGAAGCAACGAGCTTGACGTTGAGAACGCAAGCTGTGACCGACGCTGCAGGTACTTATTGGGCATATCACGAAGCGCTGCATCAAATACTGCGCGAGTGAGGTTTGCACCAGCGGCGTCTACAACAACGCCATTGGCTCTAGCAAGCTTACGGAAGCCATTAAGAGCCTTAATCAACGGAAGGCCAGTCTCCGAGGTATCACCGTGAATCAAAAGATCCTCAAGATCATTTGCAGTCTGGCGGGCCATAAGCGATGCTACATGGTCTTCCAGAGAGTCACCTTCAATATTGTCTTCCAGACCCTCAGTGGTAAGCTCCCAATCAAGGCGAAGCTTAACGGTGGTCATAGAAATCTTCGTGAAAGTGGGATCAGCATTGCTGCCATCATCCGTACCTTCAGTAGCCTTGCGCATAATGCGCTGGCCGATATCAACCTTATCAATGTCGATGGTTGGCTCGTTCATACGAACGATGCGAGCCGTCTTCATAAGGACAGATTGATCGAAAACAAAATCGATAAAACGATTTGCCTGCTTTGCATTCAGAATACCGCCTGAACCGGCGCCAATCTGAGTAGTATTAATTACCTTTTCTAATAAATCTTTGCTGCTCATTATTCACCTCCTAGTTATGAATCGTAGCCTAAAACTTTAGCAACTGCGACGGGAACAAAAATTCCGCCCCAGAAACCTTCAGAATCGGCGCTCTTTTCGAGAACCTCTTCTTCAACAACATCAGCTTCTACATCAGCTGACTTCTTCTCTGCACCTGAGTTAGCAACCTTTTCAAGATCGCTTGAGATTTCCTCGGCTGATTCCTTTACCTCAGAAACGGACTTTTCGATGGACTCGATCTTCCCGTCAACCTCTGCTGTAATTTCTGCCTTTACCTTCTCAAGCTTCTCGTCAAGGAGATTGCTCAGGCCTTCAAGTACCTTTTCAAAATCCATTTCTTCTCCTTCATCAACCGAATCAACTGATTCAGACTTTTCTACAACGTCAGTTGCAGCCTCTTCTGTACCAGCATCTTCAGACTTTCCTACCATATCTTCGCCGGATGACTTCATTTCTTCATCCATGCCCATATGGCCAGCTTTTTCTTCAACAGCGCCGACATCGACCATGTTGAGAACAACCTGCGGAGGATTTGCCATAGAACCATCAGTGACAACTCTAAAGTTGCCATTAGCAGTATTTACTTCGATAGTCTGAGCCTTTTCAATTGACTCTTGCTTACCAAAAATAAATTCTCCCATCTTCGACAGGATGCTCTGCTTTTGTGTTTCCGTTAAATCTTCCGACATAGTATTTACATTATCATTAATTTCATTTTCTTGCAAATTCATAGAATCTGTGCCTCCTTTCTCTATGATGTCTTCCAAATAATTGGAGTTATCTCTCTTCAGAATTGCAGGCAACTCACGATCAGGTCCATTAACCTGACGCCAAGCTGCACGAACTTTTGCTTTAACAGAAGCAAGATCCTCTGCGGGAATCTGAACTCTATTTCCCCGAAAACCGGAAGGGCTTAAAGCCGAAACGGCGCGGGAAACTTGTGCAACAGTCTCTTTTTCATCAAGACTGTCCCAAAGACGCAGCTTCCATGTAGAAGGCGACTCAGGATCTGGAACATAGGCGAAAGCGGCGGCAGGAAAATCTTCTCCATCTTCGCGCTTAGTAGTAGCCTTATTCATTTCTTTGAAACTTTCAACTTCAGCGAGTCTGCTATTAGCCTCTCGCTCAGAAGGATAACAACCAAAGCTCCTAGAGCCATCTTCAGACATGACGCAGAACTCTCCGTCACGCTCAACCACAACTTTTCCAATAATAAAATCTAATTCATTGCCTTGAGCGGGATTTTTAATGCCACCGCCACCCTCACCAATTTGAGCAGTGTCAACAGACTTATCAAGATCAGCAATTGCTCTTACAGTCGAAGACTTATGGCCAACAAAAGTATCGGTAGCAGCCCATCCTTCAGAGCCCTCCCTCCAAATCTGGATCAAAAGAGCAGGATCTTCCGAAGTTCCCGCTACACTAAAGTCTGAATTCGGAACGTCGATCTCTCCGCTTCTCTCAACTCGCACAACCTTGCCCCGCGCAGTTCCGCCAGAAGAATTCCAAGAAACAAAATCTCCGCGCTTCGCTGCAGCCTTAGTAGTCTCCGAGATCATCTCAGAAGGCCCATCGACAGTCATTCCTTCGACATCAGTACCGACAGCCTTTTCCATAGCCTTAATTCTATTAGTGATGGCGCGCGCCCAAGTCTGACCGGGATCTCCGCCCCACAAAGCCCAAGCGATCCGTCCGGCGCTAGGATAACCATCTCCCGGAGTGAAGCCCTTGCCCTGCTTATCAACTTCATGGCGGGAAAAGAATGAGTGCATTCTGCGAACAGTTGAGATACTAAGTCTATCTTTATTCATAATATCTCTAGCTCTAGCAACACCTACAGCAGTTCCGCCACGATTAAATTCTCTTCTCCACTCAAGACCACGACGAGCCTCTGCGGCCATAGCGTCAGTGGGGACAGTATTAATATCGGAAAGAGCTTTCGTCATAATATCTTCATAATAAGATATAAACTTATTTATTTGCACACTATCAAATGTCTCTGTCCGACCAATGATAACCATTTCCTCAGAGCAAGCAGGGCAAGCGCTATCTGCGCCAACAGAAGCGTACTTGTCATCTTCACAATAAAAAACATCTTGAAGATTTTCGCCAACATACTCAAGTTGGCCATCAACACTCTTGATCATAGCGAACATTCCAGCAGGATTACATGGATTATCAACAACACTAAGCTCACCAAGAGTATAACGAACAATTTCATTAATATTCCGCCCAAGTTTTTCCATAAACCTAGTCTTCCTATCCTGAACCATGCCACCGATAGAAAAGCCACGAAGTGTTCCATCAAGGATCTTCTGCCAAGTATTCTCGGCACCCTTAGAGATATAAACGGAAACTTCGATGCCACGATACATTTGGCCGTTATGTTCAACCGGAACTGACTTCCAATCAACAAGCTTTCCAACTGCGATAGGAGAGTGCATTTCTCGAATGTTCCCCACCCAATTAGAGAAAGCCTCAACTGAGGCGTCAAAGTTAACAATATCATCTGCAAGATCCACGTTATCGGCTGTAGCAATACCAGTTACGATTCGCTGCTCTTGATTAATTTTTTGAAACGGGAAAGTAAAATTTAAGTCCGCTGAGTGCATCGTCATGCCTCCAATCTTGTAATTGTATATCAGATACTACATAAAGTCAATTTTAGAAGTCTACATTGAAAGCGATGAAAGCTCCTGATGTATTTCTAAACAGAGGAATAGAAGGTCTCCCTACTGACCCGCCAGTAAAAGTCCCATCAAAGCCAATCTGAGTATTTCCAGCTATATGATAAATATTTGTTATAGTAAGGGCATACGGGCCACCACCATCATAAACATCTATACTACTACTTGATACATCAGCAGAAACAACTGCTCTTCTTGGAGGAACAGGGACTTGCCAACCATTACGGTTAGCATTACCTGATACAGCGACTACACCCGGAATTCCAAAATGCTCATAACTGCTCCCCGTAGTACCATTTTGGCGATAATAATATCTTTGACACATTGCAAGCTCTAGCTGAAGAGGACGCTCCTCAAATGAAGATGCATACGATCCTTCTTCTACCTGAACACCCCAGAAATCAAAAGTATTGTTTTGAATGCCAATCGTTCCGTCTGAACCATTAGATACAATCAATGATAAAGCAGTATATGAAGTATTTGCAGTAGTTCCGATTGTCTTCCCGGAAATTGATGGAATTGCAAGTGTTACAGTAAAACGCTGCCAGCTTGTTGATAAGATACTTCCATAGCTCACTGAGGTGTAAGTGGAAGCACTAGGGCTCCCGCCAGATCCATAATTCTGCTCAAACTGAACTGCAACTCTCGGAGTACTGGAGCCAGACTTGGCCCAAAAAGAAACAGTTACAGTCTTTCCGGCAAGAAGTCGAACATCCTCAATGCCCTGAACCACAATGGCATTATTCGTAGAGGATTGACCGCTTGTGACAATTCTCAAAAATCTTTGCGGCTGATGATCAGAAGAAGGACCAGATCCAACCGTAAAGTTTTGCGGAGTCATGGTGACTGTGCCACCAACATTGCTCTGTTTCCAGCGATCAAATCCATATGTGCCAGATGCCGTCGAAGATGTCCATCCGCGTTGATTAATGCGAAAATCTCCGTTCATTAAAAAGTTTTTAAACCCAGCATAATTATTAGACCAAACAGTGTCATAATTTGTGGCACTGTTTTTAACAATAATCTGTCCTTGTGTTCCACTTACTGGAACTCCGGCACCTTGTGGGCCTTGAGTTCCTTGCGGGCCTTGAGGGCCTTGAGTTCCCTGCGGGCCTTGCGGGCCCTGCGGGCCTTGAACAGTTGATTGAGGGCCTTGTGGACCTTGCGGGCCTTGCGGGCCATCTGATCCATTAAGGCCAGCAGCGCCTTGCGGCCCCATCGGACCAACATCGCCCTGCGGGCCTTGAGCGCCTTGCGGGCCAGTAGCGCCCTGCGGGCCTTGCGGACCTTGGGTTCCTTGAGGTCCTTGAACAGTAGATTGAGGTCCTTGATCTCCTTGAGGACCTTGAGGACCTTGAGGACCTTGAGGACCCTGTGCTCCCTGAGGACCTTGAGGCCCCTGCGATCCCTGATCACCTTGCGGCCCCGGAACACCTTGAAATCCCTGAGATCCTTCTGGTCCTTGAGGCCCCTGAGAGCCTTGCGCTCCAATTGAACCCTGCGCTCCCTGAGGACCTTGCGGACCTTGAGAGCCTTGATCGCCTTGAGGACCGGGCGGGCCTACAACTCCTTGCTCTCCCTGATAGCCTTGAATACCAAAAGGTCCTTGAGGACCCTGAGGTCCTTGAGGACCGGGAGCAAATGAGTCGGCCCCCTGAGCGCCTTGCGAGCCTTGAGGGCCTTGAGGACCAGTGGCACCTTGAGCGCCTTGAGCGCCAGTAGCGCCTTGAAATCCGGGTGGACCCATATCTCCCTGATACCCTTGAGACCCCTGATATCCCTGAGGCCCCTGAGCGCCTTGAGGCCCTTGGAATCCTTGAGGGCCTTGCTCTCCAGCAATTCCCGCTGGGCCCTGAGCGCCCTGAGGCCCCTGCGACCCAGTAGCGCCAGTTGCACCTTGCGATCCTTGCGGACCTACAGGACCTTCTATAAATGATGGAGCGCCCTGCGGGCCTTGATCACCCTGCGGGCCCTGAGGACCCTGAAACCCTTGAGCGCCTCTGGGAAGAGTAAAGTCTAAAATAGCAGCAGTCGAAGTTCCGCTATTAACTACAACGGCAGAAGAACCGGGAGATCCAGTCGTAGTAGTCCCAATAGAAACAGTAGCAGATCCGTCACCAATAGGTCCCTGCGGACCCTGCGGACCAACCATGCCAATAGAAGCCTCAGAAGCAACAGCAGAAGGACTAACAGTAATCGCCTGAACCCCCCGATTAACAGTAACATTAGGGCCAGCAGCAGTGGGGGAAACACTAACTGTAGTATCAATACCACTTACAGTAATTTCGTTAGTGGTTTGATTAACCTCAGTCATTAGTAATAATACTCTCCACTAAAGTACGTCATCTGCTGTCTTACTTCAAATAAACCGCGAATAATTTTAATAATATTCCCGGCAGAACCAACTCCGGGGGATGTTCCAAGTCTAACTTCAAGATCATAATCATATATACCGGCTTCAACGCTTCCCATCAAAGATGACGGGATTGAAATATTAATTATTCCGGTAGCTGGAGTGAGAGTAATTGCCTGTGTTGATCCGATGTATTGAAGATCGTCAGAACTTATCCAGATAACAGGATCACTTCTGTAGGCCGCAGTCTTCAGAGTTGCGGGATACGACTTTCTAGCCATCATATGAGCAGAAGCGCCAGTGCCAAGATTAATCGCAGTCCCAGCAGAATTCTTGTAGACAATTTGGCGGATAAAGGTTGTTCCTTGATCCCCCACAATATTATAAATACCTACATCAGAAACGTCATTAACAATAGTAGTCATTTTTTACCTCACTACCAATGATAACAATCATCTCCTTAAAACTCAAGTTAAGTCTTGATAATATAGTTGATCAAGATATATGGCTGCATATTATTATGTGACCCGCCGCCGCCAGTATTATTGGCATTTGTGATACTTACAGTAGTAGATCCTGTCGGGCCACTTGTTGTTCCGTATGCTCTTGTATAGTGATTAAAGGTAAGAGGGCCAAAAGCGCCGTTGTAAATAGTTAATCCTGTAGCAACATAGTTAGTAGTAGAAACAGGGCCTCTACTGTTTGGCCTAGGGGTTCCTGACTCGTACCCGATTGTTCCAGCGTCATTATTGACAGCGCCGATTGCAGTGGCAAGATTTCCTTCAGTGTGCGTATGCGAAGTTGAGGCAACTGTGTTGCTTCCGAGGGTATTTGCGTGGCTATGCGCCGGAATTTCAGAAGAAGTTAGCGTATGAGTTTCAGCTCCACCTGATCCGCCGAGAGTATTTGCAACAGAAAGTCGTGCAGCGTCTGTTCCGCCCATGTTATCTAAGCCGACAGGAACACGTCCACGAAGATCGGGCAGGTTGAATGTGGTTGATCCATTGCCTACGCCGTAAGTCGTAGAAGTTACTGCAAACAGGTCGGCATAGGTGCTTCTTGATACCGCAGAGCCATCACATAAAAGCCACCCAGATGGCGCAGAAGATCCGGCATAAGCTATAAGAGATCCAGTCGGACCCGTTGATCCAGTAGAGCCTTGAGATCCTTGCGGGCCTTGTGGGCCTTGAACACCTTGGGAGCCAACAGCTCCTTGAGCGCCAGTAGCGCCTTGCGGACCTTGAGAACCTTGCGGGCCAGTAGCGCCTTGCGGACCTTGCGCTCCATCTGATCCATTAAGGCCAGCAGCACCTTGCGGCCCCATCGGGCCAACATCGCCCTGCGATCCTTGCGGGCCTTGACTGCCTTGTGAGCCAGTAGCGCCTTGCGGGCCTTGACTGCCTTGCGGGCCTTGATCGCCTTGCGGGCCAATCGGGCCCTGCGGGCCTTGACTGCCTTGTGAGCCAGTAGCGCCTTGCGGGCCTTGACTGCCTTGCGGGCCTTGATCGCCTTGCGGGCCTTGATCGCCTTGCGGGCCTTGATCGCCTTGCGGGCCTTGACTGCCTTGCGGGCCTTGATCGCCTTGCGGGCCTTGATCGCCTTGCGGGCCAATCGGGCCCTGCGGGCCTTGATCGCCTTGCGGGCCAATCGGGCCCTGCGGGCCTTGACTGCCTTGTGAGCCAGTAGCGCCTTGCGGGCCTTGACTGCCTTGCGGGCCT